TGTGCGAATGGTGAATATGAATAATAACTATGTATATCTTGGTACTGAACTAACGTATGAAGATCTAAAAGCAACTAGATCAATGATGCCTACACCAACCAGATCTCATGTGCCTATTGCACATCATGATGTTTATGATCTGATTGCAGAAGAAGCTACAAACTTCGGTTTTGAGCTTAGTAATCCAATGTTCGGTACATCGCATGAACATCAAAGAATGTTTGGCATTGTAGAATGTCAGACTGATTTGATTCATCCAGAACATACTTCATTCCTTGCATTCCGTAACTCACATGACAAACAGTTTCCTGCATCTGCTGCACTCGGTAAACGAGTGACAGTATGTAGTAATCTTATGTTTGGTGGTGAAGTTAGCATACGTGTCAAACACACAACCAACATCTGGGATCGTATCAAGCCAAGATTTGCTAATGCAATCAGTAAGCTTGCTAAGTTCGAGAAGGTCAACAATGAGCGCATTGATCTCTACAAAAACACAACAGAGATTCAGATTGGCGAGTATGACCCAATGAACTTAGAAGATCAGGCTACAATCGATCACTTTGTTTGTGAGTCAATGCGTAGGAATGTGATTACTTCTGACAAGATCAAGATTGTCATGAAAGAGTTCTATGAGCCAAGACATGATGCGTTTAAGCCTAAGACCTTGTGGTCATTGAATAATGCTTACACAGAGGTGTTTAAGCGTTACAGCAATCCACACAGTTTATGGCAGCGTTCTCAGAAGCTCACAACCTTATGTGACATGGTATGTGATGCAGAGTTTGAAGACATCAATGCAGTAGATACTGTGAATGAAGATGTCGTTGAACTTGCTTAGTCTTTAATTAGCAATATATTGACAATGGAACATGATTTTTAGGAAATAGGTAATAATATCAAGACACCTGGACTTTGATCTTGAAATCCTGGAATCACTTCCTTGTCAGTAAAATCAATAACATAGCGTATTGAGCATTTGGTAATATGAGCAATATGCTGCATCCAATTGACAAAGTTATGACAATAAAACCAGATCAAGAATACGTTGTATTGACTTCTAGTCAGATTAACTTTTTGTATAAGAAATTATGTGACGAGAAGAAGGAACATGAAAAAGCAATTGAGAAACTGTCAGACCTGACATTTGCTTTAACGTGTTTACGTTATACTAAAGGAGATCTAGAGCAGCATGTAAAGGAAGAGCTTTCTTCTGAACGTAATGCTTCATCGTTATCGAAGAATCAGAATGACGAACAATCGACATCACCAGAGACAGATCGACACCTTGCGATAGCAAACGGTTGATTAATGAAGATCTGAATGCATGCGTTGGTTGACTATTCTCAATACCAAGTTTGCGGTTGATGTTTTTAAATTTCGTCATTATATATGATGGATCGTAATGCTGATATCCAGCATCATTGTCTAGATACCAAACATGATGTTTTGGTCTTATGTCCGCATCTAGATATGTCCTCAGTTTGCTGGATATCGGCACCCTATCTTCTCTTTTAGTCTTAGGTTTCCATCCAATCTGTGGTTGAGGTTTAATCAAGATCCATTGCTTTTCGATACAATTTAAAGGCAATGCATGGACTTCACCTACACGCATTCCAGTTTCTTTCAGCATCATAAAGCATCTTAACATCGTATTGTTCTCATATTGCCTAATATGGTCTTCTATGAGATCAATCTGTTCTGATGTATAAGGTTGAGGTTCTTTATGATCCTGGTCGATTCTAGGAAACTTAGGTACACGATGTATGTACTCTTGATCATAGCACCATCGTACAAATGATCTAATACGATTTAGATACTCTTTGATCGATGATGCTTTATGTCCAATAGATCTATAACGATTGGCAAAGGTTGTTAAATGCCAAGGTTTTAGATCCGCAATAGGAATGTTTTTAGTATGCTTGACAAAATAATTCAGAGTCTCAACGTAACCTATCCTGGTTTTGTCAGCTATTTGGCGAGAGTCAAGAAAATCTTGTGCAGCTGTTTTAATAGATGGACCAGCTGCAGCAATCTCTTCAGGTTCCAACAAAGATTTAAGAGTATGTTCATAAAGTGCATCAAGATAGTTCTCCTTTTCTTGTGCGGTGCGTTTGCGCCGACCTTGTTTAGTTCTTTTATAATCAAGATCTTCAGAAGAGCAGAGGTCAATCCTACGTAGTTTGCCTAAATAAAAACGACCTACAATGACCTTACGTTTAAGATCTTCCCAATACTTCTGCTTCTTCCGAGACATTGATTTTACCTGTTTGAAATCCTTCAACCAGTTTCCATAACCGATCATTTTCAGTCTGTAGACGTTGGATTTCTTGATCCTTGGCATCCATGCCAAATGTATCATCTACAGCTAGTTTTTCACCTTTGCCCCATAATAAATAATCAGTTGACATTGTTTCCTCGTGACATAAATGCATGATATGCCGATACGGGACTCTGTTGCGTTTCTTAAATCCATGTAATTCTTGCTTCGACATATTCAGTCGTTCAGCGATTTCCGTATCAGTATGTATGTTACAGTGATTTTTAAGTCTAGTTAGTACATCATCTAAATTAGGTTCCCACATATTTCCTTTCACGTTTTTGATAAGGCAGGTCGGCCTGCCGTTTTTTGTTTTAGATCAGGTAATTGAACTGATCCCGACTCAATTTTTAGCCCTGTCTATCGGGACTGAGGCTTACATGAGTCATTTAGGTGGTGGATGCTTAAAAGTGTGGCTTCGTTTATTAGATTTTTTTGCAAAAATTCTATTTAGTCCAATTGGTGGTGGGTGCTTCATAACCCATGCACCTTTATCGTAGTTATAGTCTTTGCCGTTATTCATTTTTATTTCCCCATAAAGGTTTTCCATACCAAGACAATTGAGTATGTCTAGACCAACTACCTAGTACATCTTTTTGTGATCCCATAAATTTTTTGTTGACAAGAGTACGTGTTACGCTTACAGTACATAGCATGTCTGTACATGTAATGTAACAGAACAACATTGGAAGTCAACTTTTAAAAACAGGAGCTATGGAACGGCAATTTAAATCACTTAGAGATGAGATGCACTTTTACGGAGTGCAGATACAGAAAGTCGCTAATGACATGGAATACACTCAGCCATATGTATCTCAGGTACTGGCTGGAAGAAGACGTAATCCAAAGATTACAGCAAAAGCCATGGAGATGTTGAATGAACGAAAGCGAGATCTTCTTAGACACCTTGAAGGAACTCACGCTTGAAGTACGTCAACTGCGGATAGCGATTCAGGATTTTCATAACTTTGATCAAAGGTTAGAGACTGCTCGTTTGGAGCGAGATCGCAGTCTCTTGGATGTAAGACAATTTTTAAGTAAGAGGAATGATGAAAACAGCATTCGCAGCTGATGACAAACAAGCCAGATTGCAAGGTATAGGGACATCGGATGCTCCTATCCTTATGCAATCTTCTAAGTATAAAACCCTTGTGGATCTTTGGGCCGAGAAAACTGGTCGTGTAGAACCAGAGGACCTTTCTGAGAAAGAATCCGTGTATTGGGGTACATACTTAGAAGAACCAATCCTTCGTGCTATTCCAGACTTTTTCCCAGAAGTCAAAGTACGCAGAGATCAAAAGACCTATTGGGCGAATGAGTATTTATACGCGCATCTGGATGGTCGCATTGTGCCAAGTGGTGATATTGCAGAGATCAAGAACCAAGGCATATACCAAGCCAAATCATGGGACGAGCATAATGTTCCACCATGGTATTACTGGCAAGGTATTGCAGCTTTGAATGCTTGTTCCAAAGCAGAAGCATGGCATATCTTCGCCCTACTAGGCGGTCAGAAGTTAGTTCATCGATCTATATACAGAGAAGAAGTACTCAATGATATAGATCTCTTCAAAATGAGAGCAGAACAATTCTGGAGGCAGCATGTCATTGAAGACAAAAGACCAGAAGCCACTTGTGAATCGGATCTTAGATTGGTTCATCCACCAGAAGAAACAGGTGGTTCAATCATTATTACTGATGCGATCCAGAAGAAAGTGGAGGAAGCAAGTAAATTGGATTCACTTGCAACCGAGCTTAAAGCAAAGGCCAAAGAGTTACGAACTCAAGCCAAGATCACAATCGGATCAGCTGAAATCGTAACTGATGACCTTGG